CCTGCACGTTTGTGCGGGTCGCCGCAGCATTCGCATTCAGATCATTCAAAATCTGATTCAAACGCTGCTGCGAGGCAGCGTTCGCAGTCTCCATCCCAATGCGGCGCGTATCCAGCGCGCCAAGCTGAGCGTTCTGCTGTGCCCTCAAAGCCTCAAGCATCGCCCCGTAGCCACGCTCCATGTTCTGCACCTGAGCGATAGCGTTCCAACTCATCGGATCAGGGTCACTGGGACGGACAGCACCACCGCCACTGCCACCCGAACCTGGACCGAACATGCCAAACATGCCATCCAACAGTTCAGTCCACGACTGCTCGTTGTAAGTGTCCTGAGAGGGCGAACCCATCATCTGACTACCAGCGTTCTGCGCCCCCCACTGCTGCTCACGACGTTCGCCCTCAAACATCGGGTTCGTCGCGAACGGCTGAGGTTCGCGACGGGGAGACGGGCTAGGATTCTGATTTGCGGGACGACGACCAGGAGGCATCAGGCACCACCAAACGCTGCAAACGGGTTCTGCGCTGCGCGCGAACGAGCCAAATCTTCCTGCAACGCCAACAGCGAACGCTGATATGCGGCCTGACGGGCCGCCATACCACCCTGAAACTGGCCGTCAAACGCGGCCTGCTCAGCATCAACGTCCGCCAGCTGGCGTGCGTAACGATTAGAGAAATCAGTGATGTCCTGAGACATCAAGCCTGAACGAACATCCGAACCGAGACGGCGCGCCCACGCGCCCGTCCGCCGAGGAAACGCCTGAGTGAACTGGTCGTTCATGTCGCGACGCTGGCGAGAGAAACGCTGCTGACCCAGGAAACGACCGAACTCTTGTGCGGCGTTCTCCTGGGCGTAACGGTTGTTCAGGTCCGCTAGGCGGGACTCGAAATCAAAGACACTCATTACGTTATTAACCCTTTCCGTCAAGCCAGCACAGCACGACAACTAAGCGAACTGTGAAACCAAAACTGCCTGCATATAGTTCGTGTCGCCAAACGGGTTGATGATAACCCCACCAGGGCTGTTCTGAAACAATGCCAGTTCAATAAAGTTTCCGCCAAACAAGCCGACCGTAGCTGAACCAGTTAGAAGCGGAAACTGGCCAGAAAAAAGTTGTGCTGTCTGCCCATATCGCCTCCCACTCAAACCGTTGACCCCCATCCACGCCTGAGCGCCACCAGAACCAGCAGTATTAAACTGCACCATGTAGCCAATGTTATAGATTCCAGTGATCGGAACAACAATGCGGGTAGGCGTAGAAATATTCCACATCGACGCATCAGACTGGGAAGCAGAAGCCCAAGGGAGAGCAGTCACCGTAAAGTTTGGCACCGAAAACGTGGGGGACGAAAGCAGACTTTCGCATCGCGCCGCATTCCCTGTCACCCACACCCAGTTCGCCCCATCCCAACGCCACATCCGCCGCGTGTCAGTCTCATAAATCAGGGAGCCATGCGTTGGAGACCTCGGCCTGGTCGTGGACGTACAAATCGTGTATCGACTATCAACATACTGGACGGAACCACCGATCGCCCGACGAACCTCGGGCGACAAAGCCCCGACATTCAAAGGACTGGTCATAGCGCCTTCACAATATAGTTGAGAACAAGATACGGCTGAAGGTTGTTGTGAGCCGAGCCAGAACCAGCGCTTCCTGAAGTACCAGTAAAGTTCGGGATATCCAAATCATGCGAGTGAACACCATCGGCGCTAATTGGATGCTGGTGGCGTGCGCTCGCTCCACCAGTACCAGCATTGCCGCTGGATTCCAAAACAGGGCCAGTCGCGCCGCCATCATGGGCGTCGGTAATGAGAGCACCTGAAATCGTGGCAATCGGCTGCCCATTCACCGAAAAGTGAGCGTGGTCAGGCGAATCGTTACCCGTCGAGCCACCATGCGAGTGAGAGCCATTCGAAGTCGTAGTAGCATTCGGATGATCGTGGTTGATCGAATGGTTATGAACGGGCATTTCTGCCGCCGTCAAAACATGGGTCTTGGCTCCGCCAGTTTCACCCAGCACATCAAAATCTGTATCGGCAGCGTTACGGCCAACAGGGACACGCCCTTGAAGGTTCGGAAGATTGAATGTCGTAGAACCATCGCCAGCACCAAACGCGGTCCCAAAAACAGCGAACAGACCAGCATAGGTGGTGCGCGAAACAGCCTGCCCCTGAGCGAGCAGCCAGCTCGCATTTGGCGCAGAAGCGCCACCATACGGCATGATAACACCAATCGGGATAATCGCATCAACATACGCTTTGCGAGTGAGCTGGTTTACTGAAGTCGGGTCCACCGCTGGACCCGACGGAATGTTCGTGAACGCCTTGGAAGCATCCAGATGAACAGCGTTCGTGTTGATCCATGTCGCAACCGCGTTAAAGTTCGCATCAACATCGTCCGCAACGGACGGTGCGCCAGCAACAAAGTTGTTCGGGATAGTCAAATCAGCAGCCATCAGTTTCCCCTAGAAACAGAACAAAACAAAACGAAACAAAACTTAACGGTACGCCTTCTCGTAGTAAGGCAGCGCGAACGAATCAATCCACCAGCGGGACGTGACATCGCTCACACTGAACCTGAACTGGATAGCGTTCGACCTGCCAGGGGAACCCAAACGATCAAACTCGTACACGGGATCAGAACCAGACCACGGGGTGCCCCACGGATCACCCCACACCATCCCACCAGAAGACGACTGAACAGGCAACGTCAACCTGCGATTCTCAGACGACTCGTTGAAATCGTGATACACGTCAACATTCAACACGCAGTTATCCTCGGCGGCGATCGTCACCGTAGGTCGACGCCACCGCTTCTTCAAAGCGGTGTCACGCGCAGTAAACCAGGCAGTCTTGTAATAGCCTGGAATCACAATGTCAGTCCCACCCTCACTGTCACGAGCCTGAGACATGTTCCCAGTGTCCAAAAGAAACTGTTTGTTCAACAAAGTGAAATGCACAACAGGCGCACCCGTGGAACGCTTCCACCAAACCATCGACGTGGGAGCATACGAGAACCGTGTCCACGCACCACGATCCCCAACAGCAGGATCATACACGAACATCACGCGAGTCAAATCGGTGCGACGCAACGACACCCACAACTGATCCTCGGCCCACATCACCCGAGTCGTATCGCAACCCGTAGCAACAACACCCTCCTGAACGATCCCAGTGATCCGATCCCCGATCGGAACCACCCCACGCCCATTATAGGCAAACACGTTCCCATCAATCGACCACCAGTAAGCCACCCCAGCGTTCACCGTCACCGCACCCTGGCAAGAAACACCAGAAGCACCAGCAACCCGTTCAGGCTGAAACGTTGCACGATCATAACCGTAGATTGCGTACACGGAACGTCGCTTGAACACCAGCAGATGATCTTTGAACGGCACCAAAGCGGTGATCTGATCCGACTGATCATCAGGATCAATGTCGAAAAAGTCTGCGTCAGCAAAATCTCGTGGCTGCAACGGGTGCGAGAAACGCACCCGAGAACGAAACCGTGTTCCACCCTCAACCGTGTCAGCCCACCACATGTGCCCAGCATGTTTCGCAATCAGTCGCGACAACGGCGCATTCGCCTGAGTAGGGGCACTATAGTTGTTGTTCGCAACGTTCGTCAACGCCGTAAACGCAGTCCCATTCCAAAACCGCATCAACAAACTACCGCTGTTCAGCCAGTTCGCGAAATACAGACGATCATCCCACGACACACCCTGAACCACGCGGGACATGTCGGCAGCAGACGACGTGACATGGTTCGTATACGTCGAACCATCCCACGTCCACAATGCGCCAGCATTGTTGATACCCCACAAGACATCGGTGCCAGCAGAAAACTGACCACCAATATAGCCGCCATTCAACGCAGCATTCGACACGGCAGACCTGTAGCCGCGACGCAAACTGAACCCGCCACGGTTATTGAACACCACATCCTGACAATCAGGTGTTTCGTTCGGGCGAAGATTTTGGCGGGACTCATGATTGTTCAGCCCGCCAGAAAAGTCATCGAAAAACGCGACCTTCAAACCTGGCCTAGCCATCCTACCTCAGCTCTCAATCATCCCGCGAACCCAACGGGTGAAACTCATGGACTTGTAGTTCTGACCGCCCATTACAGGCACCCGAGCCGAATATTCTTTCATCGACTCCGAACGGATATGGCGCTCAACCATCATTTCGTACTCGCGCAAATACGCGCCAGCCAACTGGGTGTCTTCCTGCGCCATGAAATACGACGACAGCATGTACCAACAGATCGCCTCATGCAACGCCAACGGCAAATCAGGGGCCGAACCTGCACCCGCAGGCCACACACCAGCAGAACGAAACCCGCGCACCACATAGGTGCGCGACGCAGTAGGAGTCGGGAACAGCACGATACTGTCGCCCTCGATCGTGTACGCCAACGCAGTCTCGGACCCAGCAGTAGAAGGATGCCCGAACGTTTCATCAGCATCGGCACGAGTCATATAGATCAGACGGCGACCAATCGTTGTCTGATCCACAATAGACGAAACCTCATCCATCGGCGTCGAAACACCAGTGAGGCTGGACAGCGGATACGCCGACTGCCCAGCCGTCACCGCAAGCACACCAACCTCAGCAAGATGCGGCCACGAATCACGCCTGGAAAGAATGTCGTTATATGCGATACGCGCATACACCTCCAAATTGGAGTTCGGCGCATCCTCAACATCGGCGTCCGCATGAGCGCGAACGAAAGCCTGCATCTCACTCAGGTTCATCTGTCACTTACCTTTCGGCGTTTCGTCCAGAAACAAATCCTCGATATCGCCACCGTCAGAAACGGTGGCAACATTCTGATACGGGACCGCACCCTTCATCGCAGACTCAAAACTCGTATCCAGAAACGGCTTGATCTTGAACCCTGCCGAAATCGTCGCAGGATCAACCATTGCAACAGCGTCGGCACCAATGTCCTGAGAACGCCCCATCCACTGATCTAGCGGAACAGCGCCCTTCCAGACGATAGTCATATCACTCATCCACAACACCCTTCGCGTTCGGCACCACATACACGATCGCGCTCGTGATCGCGAACGTGACCAGCGTCTCGACCGTGCCAGCATCAACGATCACACCAGCCCTGCCAAGCAGAACGACAACAACGCCAGCAACAGCCACGGCGACGGCCTTCCGAACACGCGAAAACGCTTCCTTGACACTCATCCTGTTCCTCTCCTGAAACGTGAAACGGGAGCGGGAAACACCCCGCTCCCGTTATCAACAACAATGGTCCGAAGACCAGCAACCCGAAATCAGGTCCAGATGGCGCGACCCAGGTAACGACGACCGTTCGTACCGAACGCACCATAGCAGGTGATCAGACCATACTTCGCGTCACGATCGTACGGCTCCACGAAACCACGGAACTTCATCCAGTTGCCCGACAGAACAGCCAGCTTCACATGGCGGCTGTTCAGGAAGTACCAGCGGTTAGCGGGCATCAGATCAGACCACACAACCTTGGAACCGCGATGCAGCAGGTTCGTGAAACCAGCCTCAGCGGTCTTCGCATCAGTGAACCGCTGGCCTGGCTGAAGAACGCTCTCGTACCGCTCCCACAGCGTCTGCGTGGTCACCTGGAAGTCACACATGTCACCAGGGTACGAAACAGTGTTGTACGCCTGCGAATGGGCCGCAAGCGAATACACCACAGAGGTCGGAGTGAACGCACGCCAGTAAGCGTTCGCCACAGGATCAATACCACCGACAGGGGTCGAGACGTTCTCGACCAGATCGGGCAGACCACCCCAAGCCTTACCGCTCGCCTCAGTACCAGTGAACTGAAGGAACGCGGCTTCAAGCTGCTCAGCGAACGTCATCTCGGCGTTCTCAACCTTCGTCTTCAGAAGGTTGATAACGGCACGATCACCGCTGTTACGGGCTTCCTCAAGACCCGACATCGGGATGAAAATCGCAGCCTGCTTCCACTGGAACTCGGCAGCAGTCACCAGCTCTTCACCATGAACAGGGACAAGCTGATCGTAGCCCGAGTACCACTGGAACGAACCGTTCGTACGGTAGTGCAGCGGGAACACGGCAGTATCGCCACCCTGGGCGTCCAGCTTCGCAGTGTTCTTCAGCCAGTCAAGGGCCGCGGTGCGACGGAAAATGTTGTCAACAGCCTTGCCGCCCTCGGTGAAATACCGCTTGAGAGTGGTGGCAACGCGCTGATCGAATGCGGGGTTAGCCATTTCTTACCTTTCGTTTAACGATTGAGTTCGTGGGTCAAGATGTCCTCGAAAGAGTCAAACTTCATCCACTCATCACCCTCAGTTGCCCGCGACTTCGTAGCGCCCGAAGAAACCTTCTTCTTCGCAGCACGAGCCTTCTCGCGGCGGGCCGCAGCCTCGGCAGCGGCCTTCTTCGCAGCCTCCGCCTGGACAGTTTCGGCCTGCAACTGGTCAGCCTTCCAAATCTTGTATGCCGCCTCAAGGCGGACACCGTTCTCGATAGCGATAGGAAGAACAACCTGAGGGTCAAAGTCGGGATACTTCGACTTGACTGCATCCAACTCGGCGCGAACTGCAGCCTGCTCACGATCCTGTGCGATTGACTGGGAAGTGTTCCGCAGTTCCGCAAGTTCCTGTTCCTGCTGCTGAAGTCGCTGCACCAGCGGTGCCAGCGACGGGTCGTTCTCGACCAGTTCGTTCCAAGGGTTGTTCGGCTCGACAACCTGGAAACCCAAACGGGAAGCCAGCTCAGTCACAACCCCCACAGGGTTGTTCGTGATATTGTCTCGCAGAACCTTCGCCCAACGCACCACCTCGGCATCCGCAGCGATCTGCTGCGTCTTCCGAGTGTAATCCGCCTGGCGCATATAGCCGTTACGCAACTCACCCAACGGAACCTCAAAGGTTTCCCCGTTCACAGTGACACTGACCAGCTCATCTTTTACCGAATCGAAATCGAAACCGTCAACGGTTGCATCGTCCGACTCGTCCCCTGACTCGTCGTCCTCGATGTCCTCTGCGTCGTCCTCATCGGAGTCACCAACTTCAGACTCGTCAAAGTCGTAGTTGGTGTCGTCCCCGCCGTCCTCAGCGGGGTTGTCGTCATCCCCCATGTGAATGGTTGCATTCTGAGGGAAGACATCATCGGTGCTGGTTTCACCTCCTTCACTGACCACAGTGTCGAAGATGTCGCCAAGATCACTCATTGTATTTGTTTCCTTTCAGAGTCCCACAATTTGTGGGGTGTTCCGTAAATGGTGGCAGGGGCGGGATTCGAACCCGCAACCTC